TGTAGTCCTCCGCCGTCTGCCGGAAAATGTCAGACCCTGCCACACTCGAGTTGGACGCCCTGGTCGTGGCGTTCAATGCGCACTTCAAGACCACCGCCTCCCCAGAGGCGGTTAATAAGCTTCTGGGATCCCCCCACGTCCGGGGGTGGTACGCCGAGTACCGGACGGAGAGAGCCAGGGAGCGCGGGCTCCCTGAGGACTGGGCCGAGGCCGGCTTGACGGCTTCGGAGTGGGCTGACGCCCAGTCTGCTCGGGGCCTCCGTAGGGAGGCCCGTGCCAGCGCTGCCCGTGACCTGTCCGCCGCGGCAGGTCGATATGACGTGGAGATACGTCGTATCAACAGCGCCGCCTCCGCCGCCCTCGACCGGGCATCCACCCCCATGGCCCTCGCCCTAGAGGGCGGATATGAGCAGCTTCCGCTGGCTGCTCAGATCCGAATTGAGTCTCAAGCGGACCCCGAGGCGAGGGCGGATCGTCTCAAGGCCGAGCTGCTTGCAGCCCGGAGGGTATGGGTCGTTTCGGCCCGGGCAGGCTCGGCTCCCTTTTAAACTCGCCTTGCCCGCCGAGGGCGAGCTCCCACCGTTCCCGGGAGCTCGCTTACTGGATAAGGGAACCCTTCTCGCCACCGTGTCCCGGATGGCGCGGAAGTGGAAAGCTGTACGGGACACCGTGTTCGCAATCTCTCCGTGTGACGACGCCCAATCTACCGTCGATGGGCAAGGGCACACTTTCTGGTCAGCCAGAGTGAGAGAGGCCACTAGGGACCCGAACACGTACGAAATGGTAAAGTCATATGCGGAACCGGTCCGCCGTCGTATGGCTCGCGCTTATCTTGACACGCGCAGGCGGATGGCAAGAGAGCTCCGAGACGACCCGACCTCCACCCCCCTCCAGGGGCGGCAGGGCGCGGCTCTTCTCGTCGCTCTCAATAGCTTCCGGCTCAATGACGCTCGTGTGAACATCCTGGCTCACTCAGGGTATCGGCGATCCGAAAGGGTCCCGCGCCCCCCCAGGGTTGTGAAGACAGTGTCGTGGGTCGGAGGCACTCCGAATCCCCAGCGTGTGGTGGATGTGAGGGACAGCAGTGAGCTGTGGGCCCGGGCTAAGCGCCCGCCGCAGTTGCAAGCCGCCCTAGCCGAGGATGCGCCGGTACCCCCGACTGCAGTCTGCGCCTTTCGAGGCCGGCTGGAGTCTGCCTTCGGGGTACGGCCTCAGAAATTCGTCCTCCCCGGCGGACCACCCCTGGAGTACCTTCGGCTCGAAAGGCCGGATCTACTCGCGCATATAGGGCCGTCCGCCGCCAACGTGGGAGCCTCTTGGGAGACCTCGAGGCCAGCCTTCTTGGCGGCGACGGCCCCGTGCGTTGGGATTGGCCACGCCGGCGATCTTTATCGCGGGCTGAGTGTGGCCTGGGAGAGTTTGAAGTTCACTCGGATGCCACAGCCATCTATCCGTTCCGTCGGTATGGTCAAGGTAAATCCACGGGCATTCCCGGGTGTCGTTTCGTCCCGCTTAGGTTCCAATAGGAAGAAGGTCTTTGCGGTCAGCTCGGAGATTGCCAAGAGGGCATATCGTGAGGCACGTGAGTGCTTCGTTCCCGATGTGTCTCTCTGGGCATGTGGTGGGAGGGGGAAGTACGCTATGGGGGCCACCCCAGGCACGCCACTTAAGTCGCGCCTGGTCCTCATGCCCGAAACCCCCTCCACCCTCCTTGAGTCGGCCTTTGCACAGCCCTTCACCGAAATGGTTTCGAAGGTTGGGGGGGACATCATGATTGGCACCTCGATGACCGACCGTGGTTATATGCGTTTGGTCCGTGCCCTTCGGGGCATTGACCACTGTAAGGCTTATGATTGGTCGGGCTTCGATGGTCGTGTGAGGGAGGATATGTCGGTGGCGGCGTT